CACGCAGCGGATGCTCGGCGCACTCGGCGACCAGCTCGGCTTCGCCTCCGCGCTCGCGCTCACCCGCACGGCCGAGGAGTACAACCGGGAGGAGGCGAGCGCGCTCCCGCAGTACTTCACGGTCCGAAACTCCTGGGTGAGCAAGGGGTTCCGCGTCGACCGGGCGTCGAAGCGGAATCTCGTGGCGACGGCGTTCCACAAGGACCCGTTCATGGGGCTGCAGGCGACCGGGGGCACGAAGACGCCCAGCGCCGGCAAGAAGACCGTTGCGGTCCCTGTGATCGGCGGGGCACGGCGAACGTTGCAGTCCACCACCCCACGGTCGAAGTGGCCGGGTCGGCTCAAGGGCTCGTTCGTGATCACCACACCGAAGGGCGACAAGCTGGTCGCCGTGCGCCAGGGCAAGCGAGGGCGCAGGAAGAAGCGCAAGATCGCGTTCAACTTCGCCACCGATCGGCGTGCGAAGGGGCAGAAGGACCCGCGGGTGCGCGTGATGTACCTGCTCGAGTCGAGCGTGCGCATGCGGAAGCGGTGGCCCTATGCGGACGTGGGGCACGCCGGGGCGTACTTCCACCGCCGCTTCCCCGCGAACATCGACGGCTACCTCAGGGCCGCCTTCCGCAACCCGAACTTCCACCGGGTGGGGATGGGATGATCACCGTCGCTGACCCCTGCCCCGACTGCGGGTCACACGTCGTGGCCTGCATGGGGCTCTGCCGTGTCACGGATCACGACACCGCCGCGGGGCCGCGGAGTGTTGAGAAACACGACGGCCGCCCCGGGCGACTGTCACCCGCAGAGGACAAACAAGCTAAGTGCATGCATGGCAATGGGTTACGGGTCCTTCCCCCCGGTCGTATCGCGGGGACCGCGCGACTCCGAAATATTTCTAGCGACAGAATGTCCGAAACCAGTTGCACTTGCACATAGATGCCCTGGGTAACTCTCTCCGCCCTGAGTGAACAGACCGGATTCGCGGTCCGGTCGCTCCAGTACATCCGCTCGCAGGAGCCGGGCGTGCTGATCACGCGCGAGCGCAGCGGGAAGACGGAATACAAGCAGCCCGACTGTGCGACCAACCTGTTCCGGCGTGAACGGGAGTTGGCGAAGCGCGAGGTGAAGCCGGCGAGCTTCGAAGACGCGCGGGCGCGGAAGATGGAAGCCGAGGCGCGCGAGGCGGAGCTCCGCGTGTCGAAGCTGCTGGGGGAGGTGATCCCCACCGACATGCACGAGACGGTGGTGGGTGAGATCGCGGATCGACTGCGCGCGGTGATCATCAACATCCCCAGCAACTACACGCTGCATCTCGAACGCCTGGGCATCGCGCCGGCGCAGGCCGAGGCGGTGCTCGAGGACCTCGCCGAGGAGCTTACGGTCGCGCTCCGCGGTGTCGCTGACGACGTCGAGATCGAGGCCTCCACCGAGGAGGAGGCGAATGGCGACGGCGCTCCAGCCGACGACCCAGCCGCAGGCTGAGCGTGGCGCCTGGCGTCGGACCGCGCTCCGCCTCGGCGCCCGGGCCATCCGGGCGCGCCTCATCCTCCCGCCGAGGCTGAGCCTCTCGGAGTGGGCAGACCGGTACCGGGTACTGTCCCCGGAGTCCTCCGCGCAGCCCGGGCCATGGAAGACCGACATGGCGCCCTACCTGCGCGAGATCATGGACACGGTCTCGGGCCGCGAGTACCAGGACATCACCGTCGTGAAGTGCTCGCAGTCAGGCGGCACCGAGGTGATCAACAACGCCGTCGGCTACTACATCGACCAGGAACCGTCGTCCATCCTGGTCATCCAGCCGAACGTGAAGCCCATGGCCGAGGCGTGGTCGAAGGACCGCCTCGCACCGATGATCCGTGACTCGCCCCGCTTGCGTGGCCGGGTGCGCGACGCCAAGGCCCGGAACTCCGGGAACACGGTGCTGCACAAGTCGTTCAGCGGCGGGCAGATCACCATCGCCGGCGCGAACTCCCCAGCCGGCCTCGCCTCCCGCCCGATCCGCGTCGTCTGCGCCGACGAACTCGATCGGTGGACGACGTCGGCCGGGACCGAGGGTGATCCGCTCTCCCTCGCCGACGCGCGCCAGACGACATACCGCCACCGGAAGAAGAAGATCAAGGTCTCGTCGCCCGGCAACGAGGGCGAGAGCCGTATCGAGAAGGAGTGGGAGCTGTCGGACCAGCGCCACTTCTATGTCCCCTGTCCGCACTGCCAGCACCGGCAGCCGCTGGAGTGGCGGGATACCGAGGGGAAGCCGGATATCCGTCCTGGGCGCGGTACGCCACGCGTCGTGTGGGAGAAGGAGGGCGACGAGGAGAAGGGTGATGTTGTCCACAAGCCCGAGACCGCGCAGTACCTCTGTCGCGACTGTGGCGCGCTGATCGACGAGACCCACAAGCCATGGATGCTCGCGAACGGCGAGTGGGTGAAGCACAACCCATCCGCGAAGCGCGCCGGTTTCCACATCTCCGGGCTACTCTCGCCGTGGGTGCGCTGGACCGAACTCGCCGCGAAGTGGCTTGCCGTGAAGGGCGACGTCGAGCAGATGCGGACGTTCTTCAACACGAAGCTCGGGCTCCTCTTCGTCGCGGCTGGTGAGCAGGCGAGTCCCGAGAAGCTGGCCGGCCGGCGCGAGCGATACGCGGCGGAGGTGCCGCTGGACGTCGCGGTCCTGACGGCCGCGGTGGACGTTCAGGACGACCGCATCGAGGTCGAGGTACGCGGGTGGGGGGCCCATGAGGAGTCGTGGCAGATCCGGCTCGAGCGGATGTTCGGGGACCCGGAAGAGGGCGATGTCTGGGAGCGGCTCGAGCAGCTCCTGAACCGACCATGGCGCCACGAGGCGGGGCTCGACATCCGTATCCATACCACGATGATCGACTCCGGCTACCTCTCCGATCAGGTCTATCGGTTCGTGAAACCGCGTGAGCCGCGCCGAGTGTTCGCCTCGAAGGGCGTCGACGATGCGAAGCAGCCGCTCGCGCGTGCGCAGAAGGCGAACCGCCTCGGGGTGAAGCTGTTCACCATCAACCCGACGTCGTTCAAGGACACGCTCTTCGCGCGGCTGCGCCGCGTGGTACCTGGGAAGGGGTATCTCCACTTCGGCACCGAGGAGCAGACGGGCGCCGATGACGCATACTTCCTGCAGTTCGGCGCGGAGAAGCGTATGGTCGAGTGGGTGAAGGGCCGCCCGAAGGCGCGGTACGTGAACCCAGCGAAGAAGCGCAACGAGGCGATTGACCTCTATGTCCTCAACCTCGCAGCACTCCGGTCGATGGGCATGACCGTGGGGGAGAAGCTCGGGGAGCGCGCGAAGGCGCTCCAGGTGGAGGGTGCTGCGCGCGCCGCAGCAGAGGAACAGGTTGCGAACGGGGAGGCGCCGACTCCTCCGCCGCGGCAGGACCGCCGCCAGCGGGGCGGCGGCGGATGGATGAATGGGTTCCGGCGATGAAGTACCACGCGGTGACGATCTTCCCGCTTGCGCGTCTCCCGGATGAAGACGTAAACTGTACGGCACAACACAGCGGGTAGCGGCGAGCTACACACCCCGAACGGAGCGCACCACGTCTGCGCGCGCCGAACGGGGTGTCATCGTTTCCACCCTCACTGTGCACAACCCAACCGCCGCGCAACCGGCACCTCCGCCCTCCCCTGGGCGTGGGTGCCGTTCGCGTTTCCGGGACCCGATTGGCCCCTCCTGTTCTCGCTTGCGAACCGACGACGCTGACCACGGGTGAAACCGCGGTCTGGCGGCGGAGCGTTAGTGACTTTCCGGCGAGCGAAGGGTGGAATCTGGCGTACCACTTCGCCGGGGCCGCGGCGTTCACCGCCAGCGCGGAGGCCGAGAGCGACGCGAGCTACCTCGTCACCCTCGCCGCAGTGACGACCGAGAGCCTCGCCGCCGGGACGTACCCGTGGGTCGCCTATGCGACGCGGGGAGAGGGCGCCTCGCTCGAGCGGTACCGCGTCGACAGCGGGGTGCTCGTCCTGACCGCGAACCCGGCGGGCGCGGACGGCTCGTCGCAGCAGCTGCTCGCCGAGCAGATGGTGGCCGCGATCGAGGCGCGCCTCTCGGGCCGGCTCGAGGTGGACCTCGAGAGCTACGGACAGGCTGGGCGCCAGGCGCAGCTGATCCCGTACGACCGGCTCGCCGTGCACCTCGGCATCTGGAAGGCGAAGCTCTGGCGCTACCAGAACCCCGGCAAGTCCGGACCGACACGGGCGGTGCGCTTTGTCGCGGGGTGAACGCGTGCGGGCGGCCCTGCGGACCGGCTGGCGGCGCGCCAGCCGGCGTGCTGCGTCGATGGCAGGGTGGCTCGCCGACTGGCGGGCGGAGCTCCTCACCGCGTGCGGGCTGGTTGGGGGCTGGGCGCTGATCACCGCCGGCATCGTGGCGCTCACCTCGCCGCTCGCCTGGCTGTTCTCCGGCGGCCTGCTCCTCGTCTCGGCCTGCGGGTGGGAGCTGCTCTACACGATCGCGCGGCGCGGGCTGTATGCCCTGACCAGGAAGCCGGAGGCGCGCCGTGGGTAACCCGCTCCTCGCCGCCGTCGAGTCGATGGACCGGGAGCCGCGCCGGCGCGGGCGCGCGATGCACGCGTTCTCCGGCGCGCAGATGGGGCGACTCACCGAGGACTGGTCGCCGTACAACCAGTCGCCGACGCAGGAGATCCAGTGGGCGCTCGTGACGCTCCGGGCTCGCGCCCGCCAGCTCGTGCGCGACAACGCACATGCGACCGGGTTCGTCAACGAGCTCGCGAACAACGTCATCGGCCCCGACGGGATCCTGCTGCAGGCGAAGGTGAAGTCAGCCGGCGGGCGGCTCGACAAGAAGACGAACGACGCGATCGAGGCGGGCTGGCGCGAGTGGGGGATGCCCGAGCACGCGACCGCCGACGGGTATGAGAGCTGGACCGACTTCCAGCGTAGCGTGATCCGCACCATCGCCATCGACGGCGAGGTGTTCATCCGCAAGCTCCGGTACTTCGACAACCCGTTCGGCTTCTCGCTGCAGATCATCGACGCGGACCTCGTCGACGAGACGCTGAACCGGCCGGCGAAGGACGGGCAGAACGAGATCCGGCTCGGGATCGAGATCAACCGGTGGGGCCGCCCGGTCGCGTACTGGGTGCGCCGCGACTACCCGGGCGACTTCGGGCGCGCCATCCCCGGCGCCTCGCGCAACACGACGGACCGGCACGACCGGCTCCCCGCCGACGAGGTGATCCACAAGTTCATCCGCTACCGGGCCAACCAGGTGCGCGGGGTCACGTGGTTCGCGCCGGTGATGCTGAACCTGCACTACCTCGACGGCTACGAGTTCAACGAGCTCGCGGCCTCGCGGGTGAACGCCGGCAAGATGGGGTTCATCCTCAACAAGCAGGCGGACGCCATCGCGGCCTTCGATCCGCTGGCGGAAGGCCGCACGACGCGCACGATGGACGTCGCGCCGGGACTGATCGAGGAGTTGCTCCCCGGGCAGGAGTTCGCCGAGTTCAACCCGACGCACCCGTCGACGGCGTTCAAGGAGTTCACGAAGACCGTGCTGCGCGCGATCGCGCGCGGGCTCGGCATGGCGTACACGACGCTGACCGGCGACCTCGAGGCGGTCAACTACTCGTCGATCCGCGCCGGGCTGCTCTCCGAGCGTGACCACTTCCGCATGCTACAGCGGTGGCTCGGGGTGCACGTGCACCGCGTGATCTACCGCGACTGGATCGGGATGGCGCTCCTCTCCGGGGCCGTCCGCCTCGCCTCGCGCATTGCGTCGAACTACCACGCCGTCGAGTGGCGGCCGCGTGGGTGGAAGTGGGTGGATCCGGTCAACGACCTCACCGCGGCCGCCAC